GTTGAGTCGCTGCTTAGTGTTGAACGCATCATTGACAACAGGCAGTGAACATCGGGTTTCTAGATAGACGCATTGTCATTCAGAGCGCCTCGCGCACTGCGGACGTGTACGGCCAGACCGTGCCGTCATGGTCTACCTATGTAACGGTGTGGGCTGCGTTGGACAACAAGAGCGCCAGCAGCGCGGTGCTGGAGGAACAGGAGACAAGCACAAACCGCGTGACGTGGCGCGTGCGCAGCAGCACAGAAACGCGCGCTGTGACGCCCAAGTACCGCATCAGCTACGGCGGCAACATCTACAACATTTTGGCTGTGCAGGAGGTGGGCCGAAAGAATGAGCTGCACCTAATCACTGAACGCGTAGTATCTGAGTGATGGCAGCGATCAAGGTAGACGGCATGAAAGAGCTGGAGCGCAAGATTGCGCGCCTGGCCAAGTGGAGCGAGAAGGACGCCCAGAAGCTGCGTGCCATCGACGAGCGCGTGGCTGAGGTGTACAACGTTGCGCTACGTGCTAACATTAAAGACGCTAAAGACGACATCTACGTCTACAACAAGGGCACAGGCCCAGGGCGTAACCGAGGCAGCAAGGACGGCGTGCGCAACAACGTGCGAACAATGACGCGGCCAGGCACACTGCGGCGCAGCATTAAGACCTTTCGACGCAGCAACAAGGCGATCACATTGGCAGGTCCAAAGACAAGCCGACGCGGTGGCAGCATGAAGCGCAACAGGCAAAACGGATGGTTTGCCAGCATTGTCGAGAACGGCAGCGGCTTTGGGCCAGCACGCAACAAGGGTTTATTTACGCGCACACAGAAGGCAACAAGCAACCGCATGAAGCAGCTGCGCAATCGACTGCTGCGTCAGGAATTTGAACGCTTTATGAGATGAAAGTAGGAGCGGCTATATACAGCATGCTAAAAGACGACAGCGCGGTTGCCGCGTTGGTCGGCACGCGCATCTATCCAGAGCTGGCAGAGGAGGGCGCGTCCACGCCTTACGTTGTTTACAGCGTTGTGTCCAACACGCCTGTCGACACCAAGGACAGCGCGCCAGTAGACGAGGCGCAACTCGAGGTGTTTAGCGTGGCTGACACGTATGCAGCAGCCAACGACCTTGCAGACAAGGTGCGCACGGCGTTGTCGCGGCAGTCGCAGATTGTGTATGAAACAGTTACTGTGCAATCTGTGAAGTACACAAATGAAGTCACAGAGGTAAGCGCAGAGCGCAACCTGTTTATAAGCGTGCAAGACTACACGGCACGCACGACGCCAGTGCTTACAATTGCCAACGGCGCTGTTGGCGCGTTTGGTTTGCGCAAATTAAACAACGCCTACACGGGCGCCGCTATTCGTGTGCGTAACAGCAACAACGACAGTGAACAAGACATTGGTTTCACAGCTGCTGGTGACTTGGACACAACAACTTTGCTGGCGTTTGTAGGGTCAAATGACGCACGTGTAACAACGTGGTATGATCAAAGCGGGCGAGGTAATAATGGCACGCAAACTGTAACAACAGATCAACCTTACATTGTGACTGCTGGTGTGCTTGAGACAAGCGGCGGTAAAGCGGCGTTGCGATTTGAAACAGGCACTACTGGCGACCCGGTTTTCAATTCCTTAGAATTTGACCACACTGATTTTAACCCACAAACACGGCTTGACAAATACCTAGTGACAAACACGACAGACGACAGGTATTTGCTCTGGACAGGCTCCGAAGCAGGCAATAAATATGGCTTCAATGCCAACAGCTTGTCACCTAACGACCTCAATATTTTTGGTAATTACGGCAGCCCAGACCTGTACGTCAACGGTGTGCAAAAGGTTGCAGAATATGGCGTTACAACAATCGGCACTATACACAGCTATTTAAGCGGCAGAGTCTTGCAGGTTGTAGAAAATGCAACACCAACAAATTGGGCGGAGTTTCATTTTAGCGGATACGGTTCGCCAACAAATGCATTTGGCTTCCAAGGCAAGGTGCTTGAGATAATTATTTTTAACAAGGACAACAGTGCGAACCGAGAGTATTTACAGAACAACATTAACGCATATTACGATATTTACTGATGACCAACTTCTTACTACACAACTGGGCTGAGCTAGTCCTCGCCCTGATGGCATTTGTGAAGGTTGTGATTAACCTTACACCCACAGAAAAAGACAACCAGATATTTGGATATTTGGATAGTCTGATTAATATGATTATTGCAGATCGCATCAAACCCAACAACAAGAAATAATGGCAGCAACAGCAGGAATTATGAACGGCTCGCAACTGCGGGTATCGTTTGCAAACGACGGTGCAACACCAGTCTTGGTCGACCACCTTACAGATTTGTCTGTGTCCTTCAGCACTGAGACACGTGACACCACAACAAAAGACAACGGCGGTTACCGCGCAATTTTGCCAGGGCTTAAGACCTTGAGCGTAACCATGACAGCATTTTATGCAGCCGACGCCACAAACGGCTACGAAGAACTGTTCGCCGACATGGAAGCAGGGCAGAAGCTAGACGTCACTATCGCATCATTCCAGCAGTCTGACGACACTGAGATCACGGATGACATGGATATTGACTTTAAGGCCTTCTGCACCAGCTTGGAGCTGAGCGCAGGCACTGAAGACAACGCGTCGTACACTGCAACCTTCGAGTGCGTCACTGACCCAACATTTGTTCCTAGCGCATGACCATCACCCTAGACGGTAGGACATTCCCAGTCAAGGCTAACATGCGCGCCTGGCGCAGCTTTGAGCAAGCGACTGGACACAAGGTGGCAAACATCGACAGCGAGGATGTCACCCTGATGCCTGAGCTGCTTTACTACTTTGTGCAGGAAGGCTGCAAGAAACAAGGCATGAGCTTTGACATGGAAGTGGACGATTTTCTAGGACTGATTGACGTGCAGGATCTGACTGCTGTTGTTGAGGTGATTGAATCTTCTATGACTCCGCAAAAAAAAACGGAGAACCAGGAGACAACACACCACTTGAATGGGACGAAATAGAAGAGCTTGGACTCGGGCTACTGTGCCTGAGTCCTTGCCTTCTGTATGACCTTACATTCAGGGAGTTTGGCAACGCGGTGCGCGGTCGCTACAAAGCTCAGGAGGCGCAGCAACGCGTGGACTGGGAACGTACGCGATGGCAAACCGCGTTACTGCTAAACGTACACACTAAGAAAGGAAGCAACGTGAGGCCAAAAGACCTTGCAGTGTTTCCTTGGGAAGAGAAGCCAAAGACTGGCATTCACACTGGCTGGGCACAGCTCAAAGCATTAGCAAAGAAAAATGGCGAAACTCGGAGACCTCGTAGTACGGATAGGAGCTGACACTAAAGACCTCAACAAGTCGTTGGGCAGAGTGCAGCGCAACTTGCGTGGCATGACCAGCAACATCAAGCAGCTAGGTCAGGACATGACGCGCAGCCTGTCCTTGCCATTGGCGGCAGTGGGCGCGGCAGCACTTAAAAGCGCAGCAGACCTAGAGACGCTAGAAACGTCGTTTGTGAGCTTGACGGGCGGCGTCGAGCAGGCAGGCAAGATGATGCAGCAGCTGACAGCGTTCACGGCTAAGACACCGTTTCAGCTTGACGCAGTAGCCAAGTCGGCACGGCAGCTGATCGCGAGCGGCACAGACATTGCGGACGTCAACACCCAGCTGCAGTTTCTTGGCGACATCGCAGCCACCAGCGGCAGCAGTATTGACGAGATTGCAGCCATCTTCGCCAAGGTCAACGCCAAAGGCAAGGTGGAGCTTGAGAACCTGAACCAGCTTGCCGAGCGAGGCATTCCAATTTTCACTGCACTGAGCGAGGCGACAGGCCTGCCTGCAGATAAGCTAGGCGCAGGCGCTGTTAGCGTTGAGCAGTTCAACCAAGTGCTGCAGTCATTCGCAGGTGAAGGCGGCTTTGCTGAGGGCGCTATGCTGCGACTTAGTCAAACTGTGTCGGGCAAGTTCAGCACAGCACTAGACAACGCTAAATTGGCTTTGGCTTCATTAGGCG